CCACGTCTCCCCCTTGAGGTAACTCCCCGCGTACATGATGACGTTCCGGTGCGTCGCCGCATAATCCGCGATCTCCCGCTGGCGGTGTCCCCGGTAGTCCACCACGTGGAAGAGCGGCATCAGGGTCCCGCCGCCCGTGAACCGGACCGGGGTGTTCAGCAACTCCTCGACCGTCCGGACGCGTTCCCCCTCCCGGCGTTCGATCTCCTCGCGTTCCGATGTCCCCAGCCAGAGATACGGAATGTTCGCGTACTCCATGAGGTAGAGGTTGTCGTTGCAGTCCAGAGCGAACACCCCAGTCGGGCTGAAGGCGTCCTGTGTATCCGAGACGACGAACGCCATCTCGATTTCGTCCACCGGCGGCGGCGTGTGGTAGAAGTGGACCTTCAGGTTTTCCAGATCCTCGGTCGCGATCTCGCGCTCACGATACGGCAGCCCCTTGAAAGAGTTGTCGAGTTCATAGTGTGCCTTGATATCGGCGCGTTTGCCGCACTCCAGGATCTTCGACGCGATTCGCCCCCATGACATGTACGGAAACAACGAGCAGAACGCCCCGAACTGGAACGACGGCGCGAGGTCAATCCGATCCCTGAACCGGTGGACATACGCCCCGGCGCGGTTCATGGCGAACTTGTCGGCCTCCGTGTGCTCGTGCTTGCATTTCGGGCAGATCAGCCGCTCCGATCCGGGCGTCGGGATGTAGGTCTTCCGCGTCTCGTCATAGGTGCTTTCAAACTGGAAGTTCTGAAAGTCGCACGACCGCATCGAGAGTTCTCCGCAATGCTGACACCGAAGCGTCCAGTAGCCCTGACTGCCAGCGAGAAACGCCTTCCAGATCGGACCGTCCGCCGTCGTCGGGGTGCAGACCCGGTACAGAATCGATTCCGAATAAGACCGTCCGCGCTTGCGGGTGTCCTCACCGGCGTCGAGCATTCCGACCACCGGGTAGTGATCCTCCTCGTCCAGCACCCGGATTTTACAGGCCTTCGACATGATCTTCTTCCCCGCGCCCTGAAAGAACATCGTGGCCGCTCCGAAGATGTACCGGTCCTTCTTCGACGCAAACGGTCGGGAGAGTTCGGCGGCCAGCGTCGGGATCTTCCGGATCAGCGGTTCGTACTTCGTCTTGTTGATGTCCATCGCGTCTTCGTCGGACGGGTAGACGCACAAATTCGAACAGGGCTTGTCGAGGAAGTTGTAGAGAATCCCGACGACCTCGAGCAGGGTCTTCCCGTGCTGCTCGATCCCGCAGACCGCCACCTCCCGGATCTTTCCGGAGAATTCCCACGCCCGAAGCGGTTCCACAAGGAACGGAGACAGGCTGAAGTCCAGACGGTCGCGCTCCGCGCTCACGTCTTCCGAGAAGTCGATCGCATCCGCCGCCCAGCTGATGATGTCCCGGTGCGGCGTCACGTCCCATCCGTTACGGATCGCGGCGCTTATCAGATTAAACGCGTCATTCATCGGACCCCATCCTTTTCCGCAGCGCCGTTTCAAAGGACGCGGTGCAACTGTCGATCAGTTTCCGCAGCACCGCAAGTTTGACCGCGTCGAGCCGCATTTCCGTCAGTTGCGTTTTCAGAGGCGCGAACGCCCGGAGGTATTCCTCAATCACCGCCTCGCCGAACTCCCGGCGCATCGCGTCCCGGTTCTCGTTGATCCGCTGGCGCTGAAGTTCAATATCCGCCCGCAGCTTCTCCAGTTTTACTTCCGCCAGCGAAGCCGCCGGAAGATCCGCCCCCTGATCGGACGGCTTGCCAGCCGGGACCGTGATCCGGGTGCTTTCCTTCAGTTCCCCGCGAACCCGGCATTCCCGCCCCGTCTTGCCGTTGTGTTCGATCCGTTCAGCCTTTACCGCCTGACGGACCGCCTCGCGTGAGATGCCGTTCCGCCGTGCGTATTCGGCCATTGTAAGCCAGTTAGCAGCCATGCCGCCCTCCTGTCAATTTGTCAAGTGATTTTTTGTCAATGAAAATTTGTCGAAGCGTCGAGCCTGCCCGCCTGACCTAGTAATGTGCTCGATTTTGGGAAGGACCCGGATTTTCGACGACCGATTTTTCGACCCCGTGCTTTTGTCGAAAGCCATTTTTTTCACCTCATACTTTTGCCGATGGGCGATTTTTTGGGGTCATGCTTTTGCCCTGACCGGAAAAAATGGCCTCATGCTTGTATTTTCGATTCTTTCCAGCCTCAAATCGTCGAAGTTCAAGGAGCAGTCCGAACTCCGGATGAAGCGTTCCGAGCCTCCTGATCCGCCGGTATGCGGTCGATTCGGACACTCCGAAGCGGTCACCGACCGAAGTCATGCTTTGCAGCGGACGGGACAGGAAGACGAGGGCGTATTCGAACATATCGCGATCGGTCCGGTAGAGTTCCAGCAGAATGGTCATCAGCCTCACCATGGAGAGTTCGGAGAACTTCAGCTCCCGGAGGATCTGATCGCGGATCCGGTTGTACATGAAGCCGACTTCCTCGCGGTCGATATTCCGGCGGCTCCGGACGTAGTCCATGAGCTCCTCGATGTTGGTTAATATCTCGTCCATGGTCAGAGCTCCTCAATGACGAACAGAGCGCCGGAGATGTCGCCGTGCCAGCGTTCGATGGTTTCGATGGCGAGGACGTTGTCGTCCTTCCAGTAACCGAGCCGGGTCATGATGTCCTCGACGCCCTTCAGGATATTGACGCCGTCGGGTCGTGTGGTCTTGAGGACGGGCTTCCCGGCGTTCTGCTTGAACGATTCGCGGGTGTGCGGCCACGTGACGACCAGCCGGAAGGAAAGCGCCCCGGCGAACGGTGCGGCGGGGACGTGCGGTTCGAGAATGGCTTGCCATTGAGCCATGGCAAGGCGACAGGAAGCCGTCTGGTGGAAGTTGCGGTCGCGCTGTTGAAATGTTGACTTCGGGGGGACTCCGTCCCATCGGAATTCATATTTTTTCATGGTCTTTTCTTCTTTCTTTGATTTTAGGGGTTGGGGGTCTCCGTCTCCGTTCATCGGGTGGCGGGTGTGGGGGGCGGATTCAAACGCCCCACACCTCCCCGACGTACGATAACGGACGGAGCGGACGTTTAACCTACTTACTTGTAAGTAGGGGTGTGTTCCGTTCCGTTCACGGAACAGACCTATAAGGTGTGTTCCGTTCCGATGATGGTTATTCTTGAATCCAAACACCTTTTACTCCCTCTGGATTGGTATATCCGGCGTTATTCATCCGTTTCCGAACGCCTCTTTCGGTTATATCCAGATACTCGGCTACGCGCTTGGTAGTGACCGGCTTCCCGTCGTCGAGGGCGTCGAACGCCATGCGGGTTTCGTTGACGGTGTCGGCCTTTTTCTGGGCGGCGGTATCCTTGCCGATCTGGGCGCGTTCCTCGCGTGTCATGGGCTTTCTGACGGGTAGTTCCCCGACGGCGAGAGCGTCTTGCAGAAGCGTGTCCACGTCGGAGCCGGTGACGTGGATCGGATAGCGGAAGAAGGCGTATTGCGGCGTGAATCCGGGGAACTCGCGGAGGATGCCGCCGATCCGCCATCCGGTCATGGCTCCAGCCTTCGCGAGTTCGTCGTTGTTGATTTGGTCGGCCTTGTCCGGCAGCCGTTCGCGGGCGATGGAGATGAGTTTCTCGGCCCGTTCGGCATCTTCCATGTCGAGACCATTGCGCCATCCTTCGGATTCCGCGTCGAGCAACTTCTGGAGACGTTTCACGCGGAATTGATACTTGATCTGTTCGCGGCGTTTCTCGTCGATCTCCAGTTCCACCATGTCGATGAGCGCATCGGGGTCGCGTGCGAAAACTCCGGAACCGCTGGCGCGATCCTGCGCCCGCTTCTGGCCTTGGTCGCCCTTGGAATGGTGGTGGCAGTAGATGACGGCGCACTGAAGTTCAGAGCAGACCTTGTCGAACTGGTTGCAGAACTTGGCCATCTGGTCGGCGCTGTTTTCGTCGCCGGTGATGACCTTGTAAATCGGGTCGATGATGACGGCGGAGTATCCGCGTTTCAATGCCCTCCGGATCAGACGCGGCGCGAGATCGTCCATCGGTAGCGACTTGCCGCGAAGGTTCCAGACGTCGATGTTGGCGGTGGTCGGCTTGGCGATTCCGTGGGCGTCATAGATGTCTTTCAACCGGTGGAGACAACTGGCGCGGTCGAGTTCCAGATTGACGTAGAGGACGCGCCCTTGCTTGCATTGCCAGTTGATCCACCGTTTGCCCTCGGCGATGGCGACGACCAGTTCCAGCAGCAGAAACGACTTCCCGGCCTTCGACGGACCGGAAACGAGCATCTTGTGACCTTTCCGGAGGATGCCTTCGATCAGACACTCCTGCAGGTCCGGGAGATGCCCCCACACGTCGTCGAGA